GGGGATGTCTTCTTACAGGTGTTCAGTTCTGATGGAACCCAACGCAGTGATGCGTCGGAGATGGCTGTGATGGCCATCCGCCAGGTTACTTACTTGTTTTACAAGTTAAACCTGCCGTTTACTAGCGAACAAGAGAATGACGTCATTCAATTGTTTCTTGAAACTGATGAAAATCTGGACAATACTGCCCAGACTCTCCTTGCAGATTCGTATAGTAAGGAAGTCATTCGGTCCGCAAGTGTACTCGTTAAGAGTATACTGGCGCCGGTGGACCCTCATCTTGAGGGTAACTTCTTCCCGAAACACGGTCCTGGAGCAGTCAGCACGGGTGAAAGCCAAGAAGAAAAGCCAGTCTTTAAGAGATACATCTCGCGATTAGCGGAATGTTTTCCCTATGAGGATTGGTTCTACTTCAATAGCCAACACTTGTGTGATGAACTGAATCAGTTCAAGTCCCTGGAGGAGATCGATGCGGGCACTGCGAAAGTAGTGCTTGTACCGAAGGATTCCCGGGGGCCTAGATTAATATCGTGTGAACCACTCGAAAACCAGTGGATCCAGCAAGGTCTCATGAGAATCATGGTGAAAACCATTGAGGATCACAGGCTGACGCGGGGTCTCGTGAATTTTACTTCGCAAGAGGTGAATCAACGCCTGGCTTTAGAGGGCTCTTTAACCGGAGCCTATGTCACATTAGATATGAAAGAAGCATCCGATAGAGTAAGTATAGGCCTTGTGAAAGCCTTGTTTCCTACTCGTTGGTTTGACGCCCTATGGGCTTGTCGGTCCGATGCGACGATGCTTCCGAACGGTGATAAGTGCTACCTGAACAAATTCGCGCCTATGGGATCAGCTTGCTGTTTCCCTATAGAGGCGCTATGTTTTTGGGCACTGTCGGTGTCGGCGATAAAACACGAATCAGGTAAGACTCCTGCCCAGTTAAGGGAGGAAGGTCGGGCCGTTTACGTGTACGGTGATGATATCATTTGCGCTGCGCAAGACTATGGCAGCGTGAGCAGAGTACTATCTATGTTTGGCCTTAAGCTAAACGAAGATAAGTGCTGTATTGGCAGCTCCTTTCGGGAGTCCTGCGGAGTAGACGCTTATAAAGGCGTCGTTGTTACTCCCCTGCGAGTGCGGGCTTTGTGGACATCATCGTTATCTGGTACGGACTATATCTCTTGGGTCGCACTTCACAATGCGGCCAACCAGAGGTGTTACTTCCACTTATGCGATACTATCGCTGCACGGTTGCAGCGGGTACGGAGAACACCGTACTCAGACTCCGAAGAGTCAGAGACGATTGCTCTAGTGGACTGCCGG